AACGAAAAAGTGACCTACGACATCAAGTCGCCCGATCTGCATGCCAGCGACGCCCGGAACGATGCCTCGCTGTTTTTACATCAGACCATGAACGGCATGCCCGAACATTGGTTCGCCGGCGGGGCCGATACCAATCGCGCGACGGCAGCCGAGATGGATGAGCCGACCTACAAACTGTTTCGCGCCAGGCAGAAGCTGGTGAAGACGATGGTGCAGAAGACCGCGCGCTATGCCGTGCGGCAAGCCAAGGTGTGGGGCCAGATCCCGCAGAGCGCGAGCGAAAAAATCAACGCGGAATTCCCGTCGATGGTCCGGGACGATCTGACGAAGCTCGGCGCCGCCATGCAGTCGTTGTCCATCGCCCTCACGGCCATGGTGGCGGCGCAAACGATTTCGAAAGCGGAAGCCCGGCGCGTCTTTGCGAATGCCGTCGAGCGGCTCGGCATCGAACTGGACCAGCTGACCGATGCGGAATTGAACCAGCTGGCGACGCAGGACCAACTCAATCACGACACGCAGGACTATGCGAACGATCCGGCGGCCAGGAAACAGGCCCTCACGGCCAAGGCCGCGCAAGCGATGAAGAGAATTAAATGACCGACGCCGAAACGGCCGCACAGATTCAACTCGTGAACCAGAAGATCCGCGAAGGACAGGTGGATGCCGGGGTGCAGCGCATCCTCACCCTGCTCGCGCGCGCGCGGCGCGAAATCCTGGCGGATGTGGCCTCGACCGATTGGGACCGCTATGCCCTCCCGCAGCGGCTCGCCGCGCTCGATCGACAGCTCGAACATTTTCGTGTGCTCGCTCTGGCCGACCTGAAAGCCGGCATGGGGCAGCTCTGGGCGCTGGCATCCGAGCAGACGGCGGAGGCGGCGGCCGCGGCCGGGGTCGAGGTGGCGTTTCACGAGATCCCGACCTCGCTGTTGCAAACGTTGCAAGACAAAGCGGGCCAGCGGATCTCCGGACTCTTCAATTTTGCGAAGGACCAGCTCGATCGCAAGATCACGACGGCGCTCCTCACCGGCCAGTCGCGCGAAAACACGATCGCCGCCATCGGCAAAGTATTGGAGTTCGGCTCGACGAACAAACCCGAAGGCCTCTTCGGATCGATCAGCGCACGCGCCCGGTTCATCTATCGCCATGAAGTGAGCACGCTCTATGCGCAAGCCGCGGAGGTGCGGCGGCAACAGGCGGGGAAATATGTGCCGGAGCTCAAAAAAGTGTGGGCGCACGACGGCAATCCGAAAGAACCAAGGCCGGGGCACAAGCTGATGCATGGGCAGATCCGCGAGCGGGACGAGGATTTTCAGGACCCGCTCACGGGCGATGAGCTGGCCTACCCGCGCGATCCGGACGCGGACATTTCCGCCACAGCCAATTGCACCTGCTCGGTCTTTCTGTGGCGCGAGTCCTATGGCGACGTGTTGGATTTCATCGGCGGCTCGTCGCGCGGAACGATCACGCGCGAGCAGGATCAGTACAACCCGGCCAACTATGTGGTGCCGGATCGCTCAGTCGTGGGAGCAGGCGTGCAGTAACTATTTTTCACAAGGAGGCGGAGATCATGGCAGATCCAGAAAGCGGTAAGGAGCAGGTGATGGAGCAGGTCGAAAAGGGGCCGTCGCGCGCCGCGATCGCGAAGGCGATCGAAGGGTTGCAGTTCCGCACGAACAAGGCGCTCCCTGTGCTCGACGACCAGGGGAAGCCGGTGAAGGAGCAGGGGAAAGTCAAAGTGACCTATGTGCCGGATCTGCGCCCGATGACGATGGACGATGTGCTGAAGGCCTCCTACGACGGCGGTGAGCTGACGATCGTCTCGAAGGATGGCAGCAAATATCGGATCGGCAAAGGCAAATCATCGTCCGCGGCGAGCTGATCGCCCGCAGGCAGGCAGGAGGAACCATGAAGAAGAAGCCCGCGCAGCAAGCCGAAATCCCGAACGAGATGAGCTTCGGATCACTCGGCGACGAGATCCGTGAGGCGCTCGCCGCGAGGTTCCTCACGGCGCCGGGCGCCTGTCCGGCCTACTATATTCGCGAGCTCTATCCCGATCGCGCGATCGTGGCGGGCGGCGACGGCGAGCTGTATCAGATCCCGTTCACGATTGCGGCGGGCGACGTGACGCTCGGCGATCCGACGCCGGTGGAGATTCAGTATGTGCCGGAGCCGACCGGCGACGAGCCTGGCGCGGCCGCCTCGCAAGCCTCGACGGCGGGCGATACGCGACTGCTCCAGGCGATCGACCGAGAGGGGTGGGAATGGGAGGTGCTGATCATTCAGCCCGGCATGGGCGCGAACCAGCAATATTTCCCTGCGGCGCTGCTGCAGACGAGCGTGCCGATTTTCGAAGGCGCGCGCGTGTTCTGCCTGGACGACTCGCAGCATTCGCGCACGGGCGACAAATCGGCGAAGCAAATGGTCGCCTGGATCGGCCAGCCCGAATGGCGCGAGGCGCGGGCCGCGCAGGCGTCGGGGCAGCCTGGACGCGCCGGGATCTACGGGCGGCTCACGCTGCTCCAGACGGCCGACTGGCTACGGCAGAACCTGCTCGAGTCGCATGCGAAAAAGCCGGACCTCTACGGCCTCTCCGTCGACGCGCCGAAATGCCGCGCGATCAACAAAACCATTCAGCAGGCCGGGAAGCCGGTGACGGTGCAGTGGTTCACCGAAATGTTCCCCCCCGCATCGGTCGATGTGGTGTGGAACCCCGGCACGCCGGGAGGGTTTCAACGGGCGTTGAACGCGGAGATCGTTCAGCCCACAACCGAGGAGGATCCGATGAAAGAGCGTCTGCTCACGTTGCTACAGGAGAAGCGGCCCGACCTGTACGCGAAAATCAATCAGGCCGAGGTCACCGAGGAGCAACTGCTGGCGCACCTCGGCGAAGGGCTCACGCCAGTCGTGCAGGCCGAGAAGTCTGAGGGGAAGGAGGCGACCGCGCAGAATGCGACGGTCACCCTCAACGCCGAGGATCGGGCCACGCTCGACGAGGCCAAGCGCAGCGGGTGGAACGCGAAGGTCGCGCAGGCGATCTTCGACAGCAAACTGCCGGAGGCCATGCAGACCACGTTGCGCGGCCGCTATCTGGATCATGTGGGTGAGTTCACTGCCGTCGAGCAAGCGATCAAGGTCGAGAAGGAAGAATGGGCCGCGATCTCGCAGAGCGGCAACGTGCGCGGCATGGGCTTCGCCCATGAGTTCTCGACGGAAGGCGAGGCGGAGCGGCTGCAGGCCGGGATGGACAAGCTCTTCGGAGTGCCGACCAAAAGCGATGCCCCGGCCTTTCGCGGCATCCGGCAGGCCTATGTCCAGATCACCGGCGATACCGAACTGGCCGGGCGCGTCTCGCCGGGGCGGCAGCGCCAGGTGGAGCGGGTGGCGCAGGCCATCCAAGCCTACTGGCAGCAGGGCATCGGCGAGCCGGGCTATGAAAATGCCGGGTTCGTCAGGATTGAGCAGGCGCAGGTCGCGGGCAGCTGGCCCACGATCCTTGGCAACACGCTCTACCGCCGGCTGGCGCAAGAATATGCGGCCGTCAATTATTACGAAGACCGCATCATTTCGAACCGGCGCCGCGCCGTCGACTACCGCACGCTCGAAGTGCAGCGCCCGCAATATCCGGCGGACCTCACTTCGTTCAACCCCGAAGTGGCCGACTATCCGGAGGCCGCGACCCTGGGCGAAGAGCAGGTGAACTATGCGGTGAGCACGCGCGGGCAGCTCATCACGGTGACGCGCAAGACGATCGTCAACGACGATCTCGGCATGGTGGCCCGGCTGCCGCGCCTGTTCGGGCGCGCCGCCCGCCGGACCTTCGCGCGGTTTATCTGGAATCTGTTCATGTCCAACGCGAACTACGACGCGGATGCGGTGGCCTGGTTCCATGCGAACCACGCGAACCTCGGCTCGACCGCGCTCAGCGCGGATGCCGCCGGGGTGGCGGCGCTCGTCGCGCGGCTCAATGCGCTGATGGCGCAGACGGAGCCTGGCTCGCTCGAAAAGCTGGGCGGCGCCTGGTGGGCCTCGAAGCCCATCCTGGTGGTGCCCTCGGCCTTGCAGGGCATTGCGAAGCAGCTCAATCAATCGCCCGGTATTCCCGGCACTGCGAACCAGGGCGATAACCCGGTCAACGGTCTCTTTGGAAACAAGGACAACCCGGAGAACATTCTCGTGGTCCCGCTCTTCACCGACACGAACGACTGGGGTTTGTTCCGCCAGCCGACCGATGTCGAAATCATCGAAGCGGCCTTTCTCAACGGGCAGGAGACGCCGGAGCTGTTCATCGCCGACATGCAGAACGTCGGGCAGATGTTCCTCGCGGACAAGCTGCAGTACAAGATCCGGTTCGAATTCGGCGCGGAGATCCTCGACTTCCGCGGTGCCGACAAGAGCGTGGTGGCGTAGCGTCCTGAGTACTGAGTCGGCGGGGCGCGAACGCCCCGCCTGAACTGAATGAACAACGCGCGAACCTGTTAGACGGAGGACCTATCATGAGACTGATAACGAAACAGACGCTGGGCGTCTTGATGCTGGCGGCTACGCTCGGCCTGGCTGCGATGCTGCCGTTCATGGCACAGGAGCCGCTGCAAGCGGCGACCGTGAATCCCTCGGTCGGGAGCTCAGGCTATTTCATCCAGACCTTTCATTTCGACAGTCAGCTGACCGCCACCGTGGCGGACAAGGCCACCTGGAAGATGCCCTGGCCGGTCGAGTTGGTCGACATCAAGTGCTCGTTCCGCGCGGTGGGGGGCACCGGCAGCCCGACCTATATCTGGACGCTGCAGGCTGGTGCCGCGAACCTCGCGACCTGCGCGCCGACCACGGCCGCGACCGAAGTGTCGGGCACGATCGCCACCTCGTCGATCGCCGACGAGTCGAACATGACGCTCGACTATGCGAGCACCGGCTCCTCGCCGACGGGCGACGACGGGACGGTGATCCTAGTCTTCAAACGGCAGTAATCACAGGCGGTGACCGTGCGGCATCAGCGGCGGAGCTGATGCCCATCGGTGACCGTCTGGAGAGCAACCCATGAGCACGATTCTGACATTCGGTACCCTGTTCGCCGACCGCGTGCGCGACAGCGGAGCCAAGTTCACCGCGGCGCAGATCGACCGCGCGATCGTGGAAGCGGTCAAACGCTATTCGCGCGTGCGGCCGATCGAAGCGATCCAGGATTATCCCGGAGACGGCGCGTCGTTCGATTTCGCCCTGCCGGCCGGGTGGGTCCAGGACCTCTCGACGGTGCGGAGCCTCGAGTACCCGGCGGGCGAACGGCCGATGTCGATCCTCGACGAGGCCGATTGGCAGTTCTATCGCTCGTCGACCAGTACGCAAGTGCTTCGCCTGCTGGTCTTCACCCCGACTGCCGGGCAAACGCTCCGCATGACCTGGACAAAACCGCATCTCGTCGATGTGAGCGGCAGCACCGTCATCACGCAGGATGAGGAGGCCGTGGCCAATCTGGCGGCGGCGATGGGATTTCGGCAGCTCGCCGCCTCTTATGCCAACACGGTCGACGCCTCGCTCGCCGCCGACTCGGTGAACTACCGGTCGAAGTCGAGCGAATATCTGAAGCTCGCCGACGCGCTGGAGACCCAGTATCGCCAGCACATGGGGCTCGACGCGAAGGACAGTGAAACGCTCGCGGGCGGCACCATGGTCGACGTCGATCGCACGAACAGTCTGGGGCAGGATCAGCTCACGCACCCGAACCGGTGGAGATAGGAGGACGACGATGAAGACCCTGCAACGAGTGAGTCTCATGGTGCTCTGTCTGTTGATGGCGGCCGTGGCCCAGGCCGGGAACACCACGCTCACCTGGCAAAAGGATACCGATCCGACAGCGACCGGCTACAAAATTTATCAAGGCACCGTCTCCGGAAAGTATGGCGCGCCGATCGATGTCGGCAACGTCACGACGTATAGCCTCGATCTCGTGCCCGGCTCGGTCGACACCACCTACTATTTTGCCGTCACGGCCTATGACGCCGCCAGCAACGAAAGTGGCAAGTCGAACGAAGTGTCGAAACTCATCTCCGCTGCCGTCATTGCGCCTTCCATCGCGAAGCCCGGCACACCAGTGCTGACCGTTACTGCACTGAGTGCGACCTCGATTCAAGTGTCGGCGCCTCCGGTCGACGACGGCACGGGGCAGCCGGCGGTGATTGATGTGCGTGTAGCGGTGGCTCCGGCACTGAGTAATTTCGGCTGGGGATCGACCCCAAGCGCGAACTGCCCGACACTGCCCTGCACGATTCCGAATCTCACGCCGAGCACAGCCTATGGAGTGCAAGCCGTCGCGGGACGTGTCTCAGCCGGCTCGACCATCTTCGGCCCTCTCTCTGCGGTGGCCTCCGTCACGACACCGGCCCTCCTCCTGCCGCCGCCGACCGGCCTCATCATTTCGAGCGCCACGCCGGAGAGCATCGTGATCGTCGCGGCAGCGAAGGATTGCAGAGCGATCAACACGTCCACGACCGGATCGACCAAGAGCCAGCTGAAGCGCATTGTCACCTGTCTGAAATAGCGGGGAGCCCATGGCGATCGTCCACGATAACATCCGAGTTCCGGTCGATGGCGCTGGCAAGCGTGTTGACAATGCCGACATTACAAACGGCGGTGATCAGGTCTATCGACAGGTCGGCTCCATCGGCTCACCTGATCAGGCAGGCCTTGAGGCGATCGCCGAAGTTAAGAGCGCGCTTCCGTCGAAGACACAGTATGGCCTAGTCGTCAGGCAAGCACCGATCCAGCTTTCTGAGCTGGCTGTGCTGGCTGACTTGAATGGCGATAATTTCGTGATCCCTGCTCCTGGTGCTGGCAGTCATATCGTCATTTGGAAATTCTGGTTTCAGACCGCTGACGACATTACGATTGACATGAAGGCCGGACCAACCAGCCTCGCTGGGGGGCCCGTCCTCTATGCGCAGGGCGGCAGTCAGGACTGGGCCTTTGATCATGTGCCGTTGTTTACCTGCAGCGACAATCAAGCGTTCAATCTCTGGCTGGATCGTGCAAACGTGAATGTCTGCGGCCGCATCTACTACACCGTGGAGACGCCATGAAGATTCGAGCCCTGTCCTGCATCCTCTGTCTGGCTATCCTGATGCCGATCGTGAGCCTGGCCGCGAGCTCGCCCGAGACCCAGAAGACGAGTCAGGTCGATGGGGCCGATGTGACGCAGGGTTCGCAAGCCGATACCGCCGTGACGAATTCCGCCTCGAGCGGCTCGCTCATGTCGTTCCTGAAAGGCCTCGTCAAAATATTTTCAGACATCTGGGACTCGGGTAATCATCGCGTGAATGTCGCGGTGCAGTCCTCCGCCCTTCCGACAGGCGCGGCAACGGAGTCCACCATCTCGACGCTCAACGGAAAAATTCCGGCCAGCCCTTCGCAGGAACACACGACGGCTGTCTCGCCCACATCGACCCGTTTGAGCGATGGGGCCGCCTTTTATAAACCGACCACGCCGTCCGACACGCAGCCGATCAGTGCCGCTTCCTTGCCGATCCCGACCGGTGCTGCACTAGACACCAGTGTCGATGGGATCGAGGCGCTGCTCGGTACGAGCAATACCAATACTGGCAATGCAGCCTCTGGGGTTGGTGCCACCGGCGATGCCGCGGCGACGGCTGGTTCAACAGGATCGCTCAGCGCCAAATTGCGGCTGATGAGCACGCAACTCGATTCGATTCTCACGGAGCTCGGCCAGAAAACTGAACCAGCCAACACGCAGCTTATCGGAGACGGCGCTGGTCCGCTGACCGTCGATGGCACGGTCACCGCCAATGCCGGCACCAATCTCAACACGTCGGCGCTGGCGCTCGAAACCGGAGGAAATCTCGCCTCCACGGTCACAAACACCAGCAACACGGCCTCGGGAGTCGGGACCACGTCCGATGCCGCTGTGACCACAAACACAACTGGAAGCCTCTCTGGGAAATTGCGCGGCCTTGTGGCCATCTTGGCCGACGTGTGGGACAGCGGAAATCACTGGCTCAAGGTCTCGATTCAAAATTCATCCATTGCCGTGACGGGAACATTTTGGCAGGCGACGCAACCCGTCTCAGTAGCCGATGGGTCCAGCGTCACGCTCGGGTCCAAGGCCGATGCGAAGAGTGCCGCGACCGATACAACTTCAGTCACGATCATGTCGGTCCTCAAGCAGATTAGTGCTTCGGTGCAATCGGCCGCCTCCTCGCTCTCGGGGACGCTCACCATAGGGACGCATCCGGTAACCAATGCTGGCACCTTTGCGGTGCAAGTCACCGGATTACCTTCGGCTGCTGCTGAGGCCGATGCGATCGCCAATCCGACGCTCACGCAAATCGGCGTCTTCATGCACGGCTACAACGGCACGACCTGGGATCGCCTCGTCGTCGATGGATCAAAGTTTCTGAAAGTGAACTGCGCCACGGGGTGCTCTGGCGGTGCCTCGACCCCTGCCGATGCCTTTGCGAATCCCACGACCGCTGGCTTGTCGATGGGCTTCAACATGGGGTGGAACGGGTCCACGTGGGACCGGCTCCAAGTCGACGGATCGAAGTTTCTGAAGGTGAATATTGCAGGGCAATCACTGGGCAAAGTGCTCGTCACGCCTGACTCAGTTGCCCTTCCAGCCAATCAATCGGTCAATGTCTCCCAAATTAACGGAGTGACTCCGTTAATGGGGAATGGCGTGACTGGCACGGGCTCTCCTCGTATGACCATCGCCTCAGACCAGACGGCCTTCAGTGTGAACGCTGTGCAGTCAGGTCCCTGGACGGTGCAGCCTGGCAACACCGCCAACACCACCGCCTGGAAAGTGGACGGGTCAGCGGTGACGCAGCCCGTGAGCCTCGCCTCAGTGCCGTCGCATGCGGTCACGAATGCTGGAACCTTTCCGGTCCAAGCGACCGAGGCTGACGGAGCCAATACCACCTTAGGCGCGAAGGCTGATGCGAAGAGCACGGCAACGGACACGACCTCTATTTCCATCATGGCTGTGCTCAAGCAGGTCAGCGCGTCTGTGCAGGCGATCGCCACGTCTATTGCTGGTAGTCTCACGATCGGCACACTTCCCAACGAAGGTCAGCAGACGATGGCGAACTCGATCAGTGTGGCCATCGCCTCGGATCAAACCTTCGCCGATGCCTGCGACAAACGGGCAAAGACATCAATCCCGTTCAGTATCTCCTCAGCCACCACTACGCAACTGGTGGCACAGTCGGCCAGTAATAAGCTCTATGTCTGCGCATTCCACATCGTCGTCGGGGCCGCAAATAATGTGGCCCTGGTCGAGGATGATACGTCCGCCTGCGCCTCACCCACGGCTGGCATGGCTGGAGGAACTACCGCCGCAACCGGCTGGAACTTTGCCGCGAATGGAGGACTCACGCTGGGCAACGGGCAAGGCACCGTCATGGTGACGGCAGCAACGAATCGCTTTGTGTGTCTGATTACGTCCGGCACAGCCCAAACATCAGGGAGCATGAGCTATGTCCTCGCGTCTTAAACTCTGGCACGCCGTCGTGCTCGCGCTCTGCCTCTCGGCCCCGCTCGCCTGGGGCGCGAACAAAATGTGGTCGGCGTTTTCGACACTCGATAACACGACCCTCGCCACCGGGGATCGCCTTCCCTTGCTCGATATCTCCGATACGACCGATGGCGCAGGCGGAACGGCCAAAACCATCACTGCGGACGAGTACCGGAAATATCTGACGACGCAAGTGGTCGGGGGGACGCAGACGAAATTCCTCACGGCGCAACATGCGATCTCCTCGACGACCGCGACGGAGATGACCGATCTCAAATTCGCCAGTCTGGCGACCGGCACCTATGTGGTGAAGTACTGGCTGATCGTCCGATCGGCCACAGCAACGGTCGGTTTGTCATTCGGCGTCAACTACACCGGCACGCTCACAAAAATGACCTGTCATCTGACCTGGTCGGATACAGGGACGACGGCCACGAACGGCGTGGCCGATGATTCGTCTCCGCAGACCACCGGACAGATCGCCGGCAGTTCCGCGACAAAAACCGCGAGCACCACGGCCCCGAACATGGGCTACACCGGCGGCGTGGCGACGACGGCCTCGGACACCTTCGACACCGTCGAGTGCATTGTGGTGACCGGGGGCACCGGGGATCTCGCGATCTGGCATGCGTCTGAAACAGCGACAGCGACGAGCGTCGAAGTGGGAAGCTCCGCTGTGCTGACGAGGACCAATTGATGGGACGCACGCTCCTCATCCTCCTCCTCTGTCTCTCGCTCCTGGCCTCACCCGCCTGGGCCACTGCGCCGTCCGTCGTGCAATGCGGCTATACGTTCGCGGGTGGCCCCGCGACATCGGCGACCGTCACGCTCACCGGTGTCGTCGCCGGCCATGCGCTCGTCGCCCAAGGGCATTGGGACCATAACACGGCGGGCAGTGGGGCCACGTCCGCCAGTTGGGGCGGCAGCGACAGTTGGACGACCGTGGATACCGCCAGTAATGGTGTCGATGTCACGGGCGATCGAACGACGGACGGGTATGCGCTCAATTCGGTGGGCGGCAGCGTCGCCGTCACGCTCACGCTCAATGTGGCCGACAGCACGTTGGCGCTGCAGGTCTGCGAAATCGATCCAGCCGGATTCACCCTTGCGCTCGATCAGCATGGGACGAATTATCAAGCCAGTCCAGGGACTGGCACCGATGCCGTCACCAGCGGCACCGTCACCACCACGACTGGCAATCAATTGGTCATCGGATTTGCGAATAACTATGCCGGGACGGCGCCGACCGAGACGGCGGGAACGGGCTATGCCATTCCGAGCGGAGGGCAGAGTTCGGCCCTCATTATGACGACGATCGAAACGGCCATGCAAACCGCTAATGGCGCGATTGCCACCACCTTTACGCAAGGCGCAGGCGGTTCCAGCTCAGCCGTGGCCTTGCTCATTCTGACGTTCAGAACGATCGGCAGTGTGCAGGGCTGCTATGTCGAAGAAAATAACAGCGACTTTTATCTCCTCGAAAACAACAGCGACAAGTATGCGCTCGAAGGGGGCGACGGAGGACTGTGTTCGGGCGGAGGCGTGGCCGTCGTCCCGACGCGGATGCTCATGGGGGCCGGATTGTAATGGGCTGGCTCGACCTCTTCTATGATTTTTGGGACTGGACCGGGAGCGCTCCCACGGAGACCGCGCTGACGCCAGACCTGATTCTCGCGGCGAGGGATCGGGCGTTCATCCTGCCGGTCGGCCCGCGCCGGTATCGGGTCGAGGCACGAACGAGACAGTACGTGATGACGGGGGAGCCATGAGGTCCCATGCAGGAATTTGAAAAACAGCCGGCGGAGAATTGGCCGATCGCGATCGAGTTCAAGGGCAAGTTGCCGCCTGGCTTGGCACTCGTGTCGGGCACGGTCTCGGCGAAACGGCTCGATACGAGCGCGACGGACAATTCGGTGCTGGCCTCGACGGACCTGATCATCAGCGGCACGCAGGCGCTGCTGCGGGTGCAGGCCGGCGCGAGCGGCGTCGACTATGAGCTCTCCGCGCTCGTCACCCTGTCCGATAACTTGAGCATCCTGAACGAGAAAATGTTGATGAAAGTGGTGCAACGCTAACGATGGAACTGCAGATCCAAGTCGTGTCGATTCCGACGGTGAACCTCGACGTGCTGCGCGACGGCATGCGGAGCGCGGCCTATGAATCCATGGCGCTGGCGGAAAAGGAAACGAAGGACCGCGCGCCGATCGGCGTCGGCGGCCAGGCCGGGTTGAAGGGCTCGATCTTCTCCGAGGTGCGCGAGTACCCGGACTATTTCCAGGGCATCACGAGCACCCCGCTGCCCTATGGCGACCCGGTGGAATATGGCCGGCGGGCGGGCGCGCGCATGCCGCCGGTCTCGGCCTTGATTCCCTGGGTGGAGCAGTTTCTCACGATCAAGCCGGGGCAGACGGCCCAGGGTGTGGCGTTCGCGCTGGCGCGGTACATCGCCGCGCGCGGCACCAGATCCTGGCGGCAGTCGCCGCCGGGCGTGCGGATGTTCGAGCGGGCGTTCCAAGCCGCGCAGCCGAAGATCGAACTGATTTTTGAACGCACGGTGGGCGAGATCGCCACGCGCGTGCTGACCAACAGTGCGGGGCATTGATGAGCCTGGCGTCGATCAGAGAGCAGATCAAGACCCTGCTGCAGCAGGCGGATCCCGATGCGCAGGTGCATGACTATGAACGCTGGACCACTGATCCGCAGACGGTGCTCGCACTGTTCCACTCATCGCTCGCGGACGACGCCCATCTACATGCCTGGGTCTTCAAGCCGGTGTCCTGTGCGACGTCGCACTACACGATGGGGAGCGATCTGGTGAGCTATGTGTTTCTGTTCCGCTTTCTCTATTCGCTGACCGATGCCGATGCGAGCGAAAAACAGGCCTGGATCTATCTGGAGCAGGTGCGGCAGCAGTTCCGCAACCATCCGTTGCTGCAAGAGGCGGTGGAATTGGCGGCGTCGGCCGACGACGGCCC